CGTAACAGCTTTCGTCCTTGGTGTTGGCGGTGTTGGGTATAGTTGGGCTGATTGGGTCACGAAGACTTTGATAGCCGTTGATAAAAGAACAGAGGTTATGGCCTTACAAATTGATTATATAAAGACAGAGATGGAGAGGACATATGGCAATCTCGAGGGCGCAGATGCAGCAGCAAGTATCCAAGCCTCCATCAAAGGGGATGACTAATGGCAAAGAAAAAATCAAAAAAAGATGCGTGTTACCACAAAGTAAAAAGCCGATACAAAGTATGGCCAAGCGCATACGCTTCAGGGGCACTTTCTAAGTGTAGAAAAGTTGGAGCCAAAAACTGGGGTAACTCTGCTAAGAAAGCTGAAGGTGGGGTTATATCCTCAGTGGACAATCCAAAACGCACCGCAGTACAACAGTACGCCCCTGGTGGAGTTATAGCTGCCGGATGTGGTCAAGTTGAAGAATCTCGTCGTAAACGAACAAGGACATTCTGATGGCGAAAAAAAACTCTTTACGAGAGTGGTTTGGTCAAAACGACGGTAAGGGATGGGTAGACTGTAAGACTGGCAAGCCTTGTGGTCGTCAAAAAGGTGAGAAACGAAAAGGATATCCTGCTTGTCGTCCTACCATGGCGCAATGTACATCCGCTGCAAAGAAAAAGAAATCATCGAAACGTATCAGTTGGAAACAAAAGAAAGCAACTGGTGGTGTAGTAAGAATCTTTTGAAAGGAGATTTAAATGGCTAAAAAGAAAAAAGGCTACAGAAACGGTGGCAAGACTAAGCCCAAGGGAATGAAGAACGGTGGCAAGACTACCCCCAAAGGAATGAGAAACGGTGGCGTGTCTAAAGTCAAAGGCATGAGAAACGGTGGCAAAACCAAACCCAAGGGAATGAAGAATGGTGGCGTGTCTAAAGTCAAAGGCATGAGAAACGGCGGTAAAGCCAAACCCAAGGGAATGAAAACTGGTGGCGTACCTAGTGTCAAAGGCATGAGAAACGGTGGCAGAGTGGTGAGGACTTTTTAACTATAATGCCATATCTACAAAGTAATATTCCTTATTTTAAGGCATGGGTTCGTCGTGAATACACACATAATCATGAGCAGTATCATGGTGAGTTTCTTCATGCTATGGTTGTTGCTGTAACAACTATTCCTAACAGATCTCTTAGTTTCCAAGTAATCTTTACTGGTTGTGAGGCAGAGGGTGAAGAAGAGGATACCGTTCACGGTGGTGCAATGTGGGCAAGAATGCCTATATCAGCATTGGTTGCTGACATCCCTTTAGATGAGTGGCCTGAACCAATGGCGACACATGATGTGCAACCTTGGGATTGTGCTTCTCATGACCATTCCGTGTACGTCTTAGACAGAGCTACACCATGCCCATGGTTAGCCAAAATAAACTGTGAGATGTTTCCTGCCAAGTATTTGTTTACTGTAGACTATACCAACAGTGAGATCGCAGATGATCCTGCACAACATAAGCAAAGTCATGTGATGCAGTTGTTAGATGCCGGACAGTGGACAGGGAACATAGTAGCGTTACCAAACAATCGAGTAAGGGTTACACACCCTGCTTGGTTTGCAGTGGGTGAGGGTGCACCAGACTTCAGACCATCACAACATATACACTATTCAAAAAGTGATTTAGACTATACACTAGATGTTAATCGAGTATTTGATAATCTTTATAATCAGGAGGATGATGATGGCTAAAGAACTTGTTGGAAAACAAAAAGAGTTAGACCGTAACAATAACAATCGAATAGATAAAGAAGATTTTAAACTTCTTAAACAAGCAGATGGTATGGCTAAAGGCGGCAAAATCGCAGGATTTAAAAACGGTGGTGTTGCAATGATCAAAACAAACCAGAACCCACATATGAGTTGATACAATGACAACATCAGGATCAAGAGACTTTAACCTCGATGTCGGAGAGATAATTGAGGAAGCATACGAAAGATGCGGATTAGAGGTCCGAACGGGCTATGATGCTAGAACGGCACGTAGGTCTTTGAACTTGATGTTTGCAGACTGGGCTAACAGAGGTTTGAATCTCTGGACTGTAACTCAAGGCACAATTACTTTGACAGCAGGGCAAGCCCAACAAACTTTGACTTCAGATGTCGTTGATGTTTTGGAAATTGTTCTCCGTAGAGATAACACTGACTTTACAATACAAAGGATAAGTCGTGGTGAATATCTAACGATACCAAATAAAACCACACAAGGTCGGCCTAGTCAGTTTTATTTTGATAGGCAAATAGACCCTGTAATAAATCTTTGGTCTGTTCCAGAAAACTCTACTGATCAATTAATTTACTATTATGTTCGTAGGATCGAAGACGCCGATGCTCTTGTTAATACTACTGATATGCCTTTTCGTTTTTATCCTTGTATGGTGGCGGGGTTAGCGTATTACCTTTCAATGAAACGTGCTCCTGAACGTGCGCAGCTTTTAAAGGTGGTTTATGAGGAAGAGTTTCAACGAGCCGCAGACGAAGACGAAGGGCGTACTCCTTTAAAGTTACAGCCTAGTATTCAATACTTGAGGGTTTAATGTCATACGCTTCTGGAAAAAACGCATATGGTATATCAGATCGATCAGGACGGCGTTATCGTTTAAAAGAAATGCGTCTTGAATGGACTGGTTCGTTAGTGGGTCCAGATGAGTTTGAACCAAAGCACCCACAGTTATTTCCCCCAAAAGCTTTTCCAGACCCCCAAGCTTTAAGAAACCCTAGACCAGAACAGAACTTAGCTTCTGAGAGAGCGGTTCAAACAGGCTATAATCCTGTGGGATTCAGGGACATTCCAGGTATAACTCCTCGCAATAATCTGGTTGCTGAAGGAGGCGTTGGTTCTGTAACCATAGGTCTATCTGATACAGGTAACGAAAGCACCAGTGTGACTGGCGTTGTTGGAACAGCGGCGGTTGGTTCGGTTACGGTGACAACCCCTGCTAATGATGTAACTGTTAATTTAACTGGCATTGCAGGGACAGGGACAGTTGGAAGTATTGTATACGTTCTTTCAGAAACATTTGCCGTAACTGTATCTAATCCAGGTTCTGGAAACAGATACTATATAGACGGAGTTCTTCAAGCAACAGTCACCCTTACAGAGGGACGGACATACAGGTTTGATCAATCACATAATACCAACTCTGGTCATCCACTGAGATTTTCAACTACGTCCAACGGAACACATGGAGGTGGATCTGAGTATACAACGGGTGTTGTAACTGAGGGCACTCCGGGCAATGCCGGAGCCTTTACACAAATAACTGTCGCAAATTCTGCACCAACCTTGTATTACTATTGTACAAACCATAGCAACATGGGAGGTCAGGCTAATACGCCTGCATAACAATATGAGCTTTACATACGGACAATTAAAACAAGCTTTGCAAGACTATACTGAGAATGACGAAACTTCTTTCGTAACTAATCTTCCTGTTTTTATTCGCACAGCAGAAGAACGTATTTTAAAAAGTGTTCAGTTAAGTTTATTCCGTAAAAATGTTACTGCAACAACTGATACAGGGTTTCAATATTTAGCTGTACCCTCTGATTTTCTTGCTCCGTTTTCTTTAAGCTTGGCTGGATCAGACGGAGATAAATCTTTTATAGAATTTAAAGATCCAAGTTTTATTCAAACGTATACTCCAGATGCTACAACAACAGGTCTTCCAAAATACTATGCTCAATTTGACATAGACTATTTTCTGTTGGGTCCAACTCCTAATGCCGAATATACTGCTGAGTTACATTATTTTTACAGACCTTTGAGTATTACGGACTCTACATTAAATGATAATAGTACAACGTGGCTGAGTGAAAATGCAGAACTATCAATATTATACGGTTCTTTAGTTGAAGCATATCTGTATATGAAAGGTGATCCAGATATGTTAACTTCATATGATAAAAGATTTCAAGAATCTTTGGCGGGGTTAAAACTTTTGGGCGAGGCAAAAGAAACCACCGATGAATATCGAACTGGTAAAGTTATAAGGGTGAAAAGATAATGTTTAAAATAGATGTAAGTGTACCACAGAATGAACAAGTTGTAGGCGTAAAGACTACTAACAATCGTGGTTTTACACCAGATGAACTTGCGGAACAGTGTGTCCAAAAGATCATATCGGTCTCTGATGATGCCCATCCAGGTATAAGAGACCAAGCTCGTGCTTTTTCTAAGCACCTTGAAAAGCTTGTGGAATACTATATGAGACAAGCTATTCGCAGTGACCGCACAACCGTGTATAACGCAATAAAGATGCGGGTCATCCCCAACTGGCTGAACTTATAAGGAGACTTTGACATGGCCTTTTCAGGAAACTTTATGTGTACATCTTTCAAGGTAGAACTCCTTGAAGGTAAGCACGATTTTACAAACGGGCAGGATCAATTCAAACTTGCTCTATATACTAACAGTGCTTCATTTAATGCGGCTACTACAGCTTACACTTCATCTAACGAAGTTAGCAACTCCGGCTCGTATGCAGCGGGGGGTGGAACACTTACTAATGTGACACCAACAAGTTCTAGTACTACAGCATTTACAGACTTTGCAGATAAAACATATACATCTGCAACTATAACTGCTCGAGGTGCTTTGATCTATAATACACAAACAGGTGGTGGATCTAACACAACGGACACAGTTATTGTTCTAGATTTTGGCGCAGACAAAACATCTACTTCTGGTGATTTTCAAGTTGTTTTCCCAACGGCTGACGCGAGTAACGCTATTATCCGTATCGCCTAAACTCTTACTAGGAGTGACAGGCCATGGCAGATGCCAATGTAATATTCACGGGTTGGGGCCGAGATAGTTGGAGTAGTGGTACTTGGAGTAATCCTGCCACTACTCTTCCCTCTGCATCTGGTCAAGTAGGCACTGTCACAGTTGTTGGCAATGCTCCGAATATTGCTGTCACTGGTGTAGGTGTTACAACAGGCGTTTCTCCTGTTTCCATTGCTGGTGCCGCAACGGTTCCAAACACTGGATTCCAAGCAACTGCATCTGTTGGTTCTGTAACCGCACAAGCAAATTCTTCTATTAGTGTTACTGGTTTATCAGCTACAAGTGCTGTTGGTTCTGTTGTTGCTTCCATCCCTGGAGAGATTGCTGTTACTGGTTTATCAGCTACAAGTGCTGTTGGCTCTGTAACAACTACGGGAACAAGTCTTGTTTCTCCAACGGGTATTTCTGCAACTGCTTCAGTTGGCGGTTTACCAACACAACCTGTTGGGGTTTCTGCTACTGGCGGTGTGGGTGTTGTCTCAGTCAACGGGGCAATGATTGCTCTTGCAACGGGAGTTCAAGGAACGACTGGAGTAGGCACTCCGACAATTATTGGTGATGCTCCAAACATTCCAACTACAGGGTTGGGTTCAACGGCAAGTGTTGGTTCCGTAACTGTAAGCGTTGGTACAGGCGTTGGCATAAATGTCACAGGTGTAGGTGTTTCTTCTTCTGTTGACTCTGT